AACAGCGGTTACGGGAACAGCGGCAACAGGAACAGCGGTAGCTGGAACAGCGGTAGCTGGAACAGCGGTGACTGGAACAGCGGTAGCTGGAACAGCGGCAACGGGAACAGCGGCAGCGGGAACAGCGGCAACGGGAACAGCGGTTACGGGAACAGCGGCAACGGGAACAGCGGCAACGGGAACAGCGGCAACGGGAACAGCGGTAGCTGGAACAGCGGTAGCTGGAACAGCGGTAGCTGGAACAGCTGTAACTTCTCGAATGGTTGCTTTAACACAGCAGAACCAAAGATTTATCTATTTGATAAGCCCTCCGAATGGACTTATCGCGACTGGCTTGACAGCGAGCCGCGTGCGTTACTTAATCAGATTAATTGCAGAATCCTTGTTTGGATTTACTTTGAGGATATGTCTGACGAGGAAAAGACAACGCACCCCGAGGCTAGAACAACCGGCGGCTATCTGAAAAAGCTGGATAATTCCGAATGTGCGATTATCTGGTGGCGCGGGCTTAGTGAAGAAGATAAGGCAGTCATCAAAGCTATCCCAAATTTTGACCCGGCTATCTTCAAGCAGATTACCGGGATAGACGTGGAGGTAGAACCTTGAAAAGAAAGCTGACTCTCTGCGCCGGGCGGCATTTCACTCCCGGCGTGGACGGCAGCGTGTTCGACCACGCTGTTAATCCTCTAGACGTGGAAAGGCTCGAAAATGAAGCAAGATTTGTGCTCCGCGGTGTGACCGAGCTCGACCTTTACGTCACGGGTCTCACTGTCGCCTGCGTGGCGGTAATCAACGCTTGCCACGAGCGAAATATCCAATTAACTTTATACCATTTCGACCGTGACCGCGGATGCTATTATCCGCAGGCGGTAAAATAAGGAGGATATCATGTTTATAAAATTTTATTCCTTTATTCTGGAAGAAGGCGACCCCGAGGCTACTTGCTACGACTGTGGCGTAGTGCTTGAGCTGGGGCAGGAAGTCATTGCTGAAGTCGAGTGCGACGGTTGCGGCTACGATGGCTATTTAGTAAACAAAAGACCCGAGGACTTTAGCCGGATCAGACGGTACTTTGATACCGAATGTTTTGGCGAATACTTTCAGCAGTGCCACGACTGCGGGAGATACATCCCGAGTGACGATGTAACCTGGATATCGGACATCGACGCCCGCGTTTGTGATAGATGCCGAGACGAAAACTATTACTGTTGCGATCATTGTGGCGAATACTTCGTCAGAGCTAATGTGTTTATGGACGGCAATGGAAATGTCGTCTGCGAGGATTGCTATGACCGTTACGATTATCACAGATGTAATGACTGCGACCGTATTTGTGATTCAGACGAGGGAGGCTGGGTCGGCGATTACTATTACTGTGACGGCTGCATAGACGACCACAGTAGCGGTGTTCACGATTATGGGTACAAGCCTTCGCCCATTTTCCACCGAATCGGGTACGGCGGTTGGAAACACACTACCCCAGACGGCGAAGAACCACTCTACATGGGAGTCGAATTAGAGGTGGACGACGGAAACGACACAGGTTGCATCGCAAATAGTTGGGATGAGGACGATATCTACTGCAAGGAAGATGGAAGCCTGTCCAGCGACGGATTCGAAATTGTGTCCCACCCCCGCACTCTTGAATCTCATAAGGATTTCGACTGGAAGGGCATCATGAGCACATGCCTGCAGAATGGGTTCACTAGTCACGACGCAGGAACTTGCGGTTTGCACGTCCATGTTAACCGAGCATTCTTCGGCGAGTACAGAGATGTGTCTGATTTCGCTGCGGCACGAATTATAATTCTTGTCTCGCGGTTCTGGGACTCTCTCATGATCCCCTTCAGCAGGCGGACAGAGCACCAGCTTGGGCGGTGGGCTCATAAGCCTTTTGACGAGGAAGTAATCGTCGCCGGAGACAACGATGACGAGATAGCGGATAAGATTTCCCGTGCCGGTAGTGACCGCTATAGAGCAATTAACATCAGAAACAGCCAGACCATCGAGTTTCGCCTGTTCCGTGGTACGCTCAAGTACAGCACGTTTATTGCAACGCTCGAGCTCGTGGACGGTATTTGCCACTGGGTAAAGAATCATTCGCTCGAGGAAACTCTTAACGTATCCCTGCATGATTTTCTCGACAGCGAAGAGTTCTCTGAATTTGACACTATGAGGGAATACCTGGAACGGCGCGAAATTCAGATAAGGAATGACGAAGAAGACTACGACGAGGAGGAATAATAAATGTGCATTATCGCAATTAAGGAAAAGGGCGTGGCTATGCCCGACCTGGAGACGCTTAACAACATGTGGAACAACAACCCCGACGGAGCGGGATATATGTTCCCTTTTGACGGCAAAGTACATATCCGCAAGGGCTTTATGAAGCTTAAAGAGCTCACTAAAGACCTTGATAAACTTGCAAAGCAGGTCGATATCAAGGAAACACCGATAATCATGCATTTCAGAATCGGAACGCACGGTGTGCGCCGCAATCCTGCAAACACACATCCCTTCCCCGTCAGCGCAAGCCGAGATGAGTTAAAGGCACTGCGCTTCGAGACCAACGTGGGGTTCGCTCACAATGGTATCATCAGCTCGATGGACAGCGATTCTGATATCTCCGACACCATGATGTATTCCGTGAAAGTGCTGTCTGCTATGAAGTCTAACAATCGCAAGTTCTATAAGAACAAGCACATGTTGGACGTCATCAGGAATACAATCGAGGGCAGCCGTATGGTGTTTATGGACGGCAGCGGCTATATCTCCAGAGTCGGCAACTGGGTGACGGACGAGAAGACAGGAATGATATACAGCAATAGCACATATGTACCCTATTTATGGGATTATTCGTACACGTCCTTAAAGAGCTTGCGTAAAACAAACACCGATATGTGGGAGAGCTATCTCGGGGCTGGCACGACATCTTGGACGAGTTCTCCCGAAGGATGCTCGGAGAACAACTTCGATATCGAATGGGACGGGCGTTATTTTATCAAGCTTTCATCAATAGGCAACTGGGTAGAACTTGAAGACGGCACAGAGATGCTGGCGGACGAGTATGCCGAATACATAGGCGCCGAACTCTACACAGATGAATTCGGACTTGCCTACGCCTACATCAAGGGTGAAGGCATGATGGAGTTGAGCGACGTATACCGTATATTCAACGTGCTCGGAGAAAGTACTATAGCTACGTGGCCCCGGAATGGCACTAAGGTAAAGGGGTGATACGCATGGAAATCTGGAAACCCGGAGACACGATTCGTGTCCGTTCCTGGGAAAGCATGTTTAATGAATCCGGAGCATATAGCACTAGAAGCATCTGTACCCCACGGGTGCAATTCGTAGATGGCATGAGCTATCTCTGTGGGGAATCTGTGGAAGTCCCGGATTCTTATGACGATAATATCGCAGGTGTGATTAATATAGATGGCTGGCTACTAGGGGCAGAAATGTTCGTAGGGCACGGGAGATTTAAAATACACACCACAGAATATTAATAGGAGGATTAAAATGAACATAAATGATTTTGCAGAAGGCATGGAGGTTGTTGTCGCGGAAGCAGGTACAAATGGTATAGACCTCTCGGGACTTGTCGGCACGGTCATCGGGTTCGAGCTCGACCGCAACCTCGTCTGCGTAAGGTTTAAAGATGTCCCGGAATATCTCCGGGATGAATTACATACCTGCAAGGGAAGATGTGAATACGGGCACGGGTGGATGCTCAACCCGAGCGAAATCGTGCCTCTCCCCGAATCTGACACAGAATTTGAACCCGCCGACCCTGGCGACAAGTGTGATTTCACTGGCATACCAGCAGATTACAAAGCTGGAAAGCTTCGCTTCTCGAAAGTATATGCCGGACTTGTAAAAAAATGTGCACAGTGCGGCGAATATCACTACCTTAAAGACTTACGAAAGGATTCAAGCGGCAGATTTTACTGTGACCCCTGTATAGCAGAAAACGGGTGGAAGGTGTGCTCTGACTGCGGAGAGATTCTTCACGATTCTTCGCTATGGGTTATGGTCAATAAGGGAACCACGGAGGAACGCGTTGTATGCACGGCGTGCATAAGCAATGGAAATTATCTCGAATGCGAAGATTGCGGGAACTACTATTCCGGAGCAAACATCTCAATCCACTCACGTGGCATCGCTATCTGCACAAACTGCGCTCCGGCGTGGACAACTTGTCGCGACTGCGGAATGCCGATTCGGAGGCTCGATGAAAATATTTTCAATGGCGAGTACTACTGCGAGCGTTGCAACCCCGAGCGAATGGCTATACATAACTATAGCTTTAAACCCACACCTCGATTTTACGGGTCAGGAGACCTTTACATGGGTGTCGAGCTCGAAATAGATAGAGGTGAAGACCCTGAAGAAACTGCATCGGAAATCAAGTGCAAGCAGATTTACTGCAAGCACGATGGCTCTCTTGAGGACAATGGTGTCGAAATCGTGACACATCCGTGCTCTCTCGAATATCACACACACGAGCTCGGATGGGAACAGGTTATTGGCACCGCTCGTAGTCACGACTACGAAAGCCATAATGCGGGAACTTGTGGGCTACATGTCCATGTAAACCGCACATTCTTCGGAGAAACGTTCGACACACAGGAACTGAACATTTCCAAGGTTATTATTCTTGTCCAGCGCTTCTGGGAACAGATTGTGATGTTTAGCCGCCGTCGTAGAGGCGACATCAACCATTGGGCAAAGAAACCTTACGCGGACTTTAAGAAGGAAGACTCCACTGCTGAAGTCTTTAGGAAGATGCGCCGCGAAAAGGATGGAGAAGATAGATACCGCGCCATCAATCTCCAGAACAGCAATACAATTGAATTCCGCATGTACCGCGGAACGCTCAAACTGAACACTCTGCTCGCAACACTGCAGTTTACTGATGGAATCTGCCGCTATGCTAAAAATCACTCAATGGACGAGATGTACGATGTGACCTGGGAGGACTTCATAAGCGACGAGTGCTTTTCCTATGATGAACTTCAGAACTATCTCAAGGAAAGAAGCCTGTAAGCATCTGGGAAACACACTCGTCCCGGAAAGGAGTAATTCATGATTAGAATCGGTGATAAAGTCAAATGGCGCTCGTGGAACTCTCTCGAGAATGAGTACGGGGTTGATGAGTATGGAGATATCATGGTTCCCCGCAACCTTTGCAGAGCATTCTGGGTTCTTAACAGAAATAAGACACTGTGCGACCGTATATATGAGGTGTACGATGACCGTGATGACGGTCTTTGGAATCTCTATAGCGAAAGCATGGGGTTCTACACGCTTGCGTCGGTTGAATGTTTACTTTATAAAGGGAGGACTGAACGGTGAATTCAGAGCACAAAGTTGGCGAAGTCTTAACACTTAGGTCATGGCAGAGCGCCGAGAACGAATATGGTCTGATTGGAACATCAGGCGCATTGGCAACTCCCGGGATATCAATTGGGTGCCAACGCACTATAATGTGCGGGTCGCAGCACGCGATATCTGAGGTGTATACACATCCTGTAACACGAAGGGCATATTATTATCTGGAAGGCATGAGGGATTTCCCGTTCCCGCAGGAAATGTTCGTGGAGGTGAACAATGAGTTGCTGGACAACAGTAAGGGGTACACTCGGTGTAATTCCCATGGGTGAAACCGACCCGCACAGAAGATACGTTCTCGAAACAGTTCTCGCTCATCTTCCCGTAGTTACTGGCTCCGAGGGAGATATGAATGTCTATATTAACCTTAGCCATCCTGGCTATTCACATTCGGATTGTGATGAATTCGGCAAGATGACAAACAATCTGAAAACTCGAGACGGACGGCGCGATAGATTACATGGATGGCGCGAGGAAAGTGAACATTTCCTGCTAACTCTGGAAGGACATCTTCGTGACCGCGAACGCTCGGAAACGTATAGGGAGCTCATGAAGTGGCTCTGCAGGTTATCCAAAAGAGTTATAGTCGATGATTTGCTTATCAAAGTAGAAAGCTCGTGGGAACCCGCACTAATCATTGATAATCCGGTGCCGTTCTTTGAGATGTTTGAGCCACACCACAGTATTACAGGCGGCGACCCGGCGTGGTATGAATTTATCTGACAGCGGTTTGCCAAGGCTCTTAGAGTATCGCAAGCATAGAGATGCCTATAATGACCGAGTGGTCGACGAATGGATTGGAAGGAGGGACAAGAATGCGGGGCTATAAGCCAGGAGATTTGGTAACTGTCCGCACTTGGGCGAGTCTAGAAAACGAATACGGGACGGTCGAATGTTACGGTGCGGAAGTTATCAAGTTAAATATCCCAGTATTCAAGTGGGAGACTGGCGTAACTGCTACACTGAATTTTACTCTCGAATCTTTTGTAACCCTCGTAGGAAGGGGTGGAAGCACTATTCCGTATGAGGCACTTGTCCCAAGGAGGTGAACTATGAAATCGCTTGAGGAAGTGTTCACTGATTATTTTGACTGCCCTGCTCCGTTTGATAATAACGGGGAACTTACAGAGCAGGGTGTTCTCGCTTATACAAAACTATTATCGTTAATCCAAGACCTCCAGTCCCTGGGCATCGTTACAGAGACGGAGAGAACTGAAGACCGCATCGACGAAATAATTGATGGTGCAGTTTATTGAGAAAGGAACACCATGGATAAAAACAAGATTAGGGCATGTCCCTTTTGCCATAAGAACGTTGCCGAAATATGTGGTAGCAGAGAACTAGAGGGGGTTGATGAGCTCTCACAGGAATATGCAGTTTGCTGCAGCTTTCTCCGCGGCGGTTGCGGGGCGACATCTGGTTACGCCCAAACAGAGGAAGCGGCTGTCGCAAAATGGAACAACAGGGCTGGCGGACACAACAAGTACTATCTCGACACTGAAAGGAATGTGTTTCTGACTGAAGCACAGCTGCGTGATGAATTTGAGCACTTCGGGGAAACCGGAAGCTCCGAAACCTTCGAAGAGTTCATTGCCAACGCAACAAGTAATCAGGGTTTTCTCGAACATCTTGAAAGGGCTGTAAGAATATTGAAGTCATTCAACGCGGGATTTGTAATCTGCGCCGACTGCATTGCTGAATCAAATCTCTCTGCCGCGGAGAAGTTCGAGCTGTACGGGCTGGTCGGCGAATTGTATGGAGGATACGATGACTGAAACAATAAAGCCTACGATAACTTTGAATCCGGAGTTTGTGACTGCAATCAGCGAGCGCGGAACGCTGGACAAGGGGCGTGCGTTTAACGTCCCCCTACCGATAAACAAGTCGATGGGCGATGCGCCTGTCCGTGAAGTTGCAGTCGAGCAGTCTGCGGAACCCATAGTCGACGAAACCGATATCGACAGAATGGTCACGGAATTGCTTAACAAGGGCAGTTTCCGCAATGCCATGCTTCTTGTGGTCGGCGTAAACACAGGGCTGCGCTACAGTGACCTAGTTTCGCTCCGGTTCAGCGATTTTATCGACGAAAATGGGTACTTCATTGAGGATGTCAAGCTGGTTGAAATTAAAACTCGAAACACCCGAGGGAAGAAAAAGGGAGACAATGCCTCCGTCGCAAGACCTGTTAACCGTCATCTTTACTTAAACGAAGCAGTGCGCCGAATGGTTTGTTTGTATCTCGAGCGCGTTAGCGCAAGCCGCGGAGATCTTATGTTCAAATCACAGAGCAATAACGGCAAGAACGAAGACAGAGGTCTGTCACATACAGCGGTCGACAATATTTTCAAACCACTAACCAAAAAGCTTGGCATAGACGGGCGTTATTCTACACACTTCATGAGAAAGACGTTCTCTTATCATCTGCTGATGAGAGCCAGAGAAACAAGCGGGCTAAACCAGCGCAGTGTTGAGTGGTTACAGATGACACTTGGACATTCGTCTCAAATGACAACTCTTCGCTATGCTGGGTATCAGGGCAAAGAAATAAAAGAGTTTTACAGCTCATTGAACCTAGGGCTTGAGGCAATTAAGCGATATATTTATGATGGAGGGCGTAATGTATAGAACTGCGGATATTGGCGATAAAGTTACGATCCGCTCGTGGGAGAGCATGGAAAACGAATGGGGACTCGACGAACTCGGAGAAATATGTATTCCGCTAAGTTTCACCAGAAAAATGCGATACCTTTGCGGGTCAGAAGCGGTAGTTGAATACAAGCGCCTCTCTACCGGATATTTTGGGCTTCGCGGGTGTTATTACAACATATCTCCGGAAATGCTGGTCGGCGAATATAAAGTGTATTAAGGAGCGTGCATATGGCAATTTACAAAATCGGTGATAAAGTCAAAATTCGTTCTTGGAAAAGCATGGAAAATGAGTTCGGGCTTGATTGGACGGGTGATATAAACTCCTATATCAACTTTACAAGCGGTATGCGACAGTTTTGCGGGAAGGAAATGGTTATTACAGACAGGTTAGGTATGGGTACTTCGTATCACGTGGATGGAGGAGGGGAGTTCGTATATTCTCGCGACACTTTTGTGGGATGCATGATGTGAGAAGTTATGAATTTTAGCGGATGGCGTAACTGAAAGGAGGCGGTTCAGTGAATTATTCACCAGGCGACAGAGTTCTTCTCCGCGAAAAGAATAGCTTAGTAAATGAGTACGGAGTTTCCCCAGATGGGGCTATCAGACGGGGTTTCTGTCCACAAATGATGGCGTACTGCGGACGAATCGGAGTAGTCGTGTCTGCGTCGTACAGTCTATATTCGATTTCATTTGAGAAAAATGATGTGCCGTACACATACCCTGATTCAGCAATAGTTAGGAAGGTGGAATGAATGGAGCGCAAGAAGAAATACGTTTACAAGGTCGTTGCTTATGACCGCCACAGACCGCTTTGTAAGACTGTTGAGGTTTGCGATAAGTTGCTTACGGCGTTCAGGCATGCGGAACGGTGGAACGTGGAACACGGATACGGCATGTATGACTGCCGCGAAATTGGGACAGGCGATAGATTCGCCGATGTAAAGGAGGTTGAAATCGATGTTTAAAAATAACCGCTTTATCACTGCTGGCGTAAGAGATACGATTCCCGTAACAACACAGATGCTTTTGTGGATGATGGTAGACACGATGAAGGTGGCGACTAAGGACTACCTCCAGGTGTTTCGCCTAAGCAATGCAGACGGAGAGCAAAAGATTGTTCACTCGCAGGAAGAACCTGATTATAAAAAGGAACACATTTTTGCCGCTGAATACATCGAGTCAGCCCCAGTAGAAACCAAGGTTTACATTATTGACGACGGCGACCACACAACAATGCTGCTCACCGAAGAATACTAATCAGTTCAAAACAGGAGGAAACACATGAATTACGAGACAAATTACAGCGAAATCAGCACAAATCAGGGCAAAAGCAACCCCTTTGCGGCAATAGACCGCGACACCGGCCTCGCCACCCTGCTCCGCTCTGGCATGTTTGTCCAGACGATGGGTGGCAAGTATGGAGTCGTAGCCGGTGACAAGATAGTATTCCAGGACGGCACATTTACCGAGCGCAAGTGCCTCGACGACCTGCTGTATGTACGAAACCGTGATGGGGCGATAGTCAGATACTTCTCGATAGGCGCAGTTTACAGTGCAAACTGCAGAGGGTTCGACGAGCTCCGCGACACTTACATTCCGGTACTCTGGTCGAGAACGCTTGTTTAATAAGGAGGGTAAAATCATGACAATAAAGGAAGCACCAGAACTTTGGGTGAGGCGCGACATGATTCCGGTTCCGGAATCCGTAGTCGAAAAGTTATTCAAGATAAGCGAGGGTGCGGACATCAGCGAGATAACCCCGCCCGCGATTGGCAACAGAGTTACATATCCGATAGACGGTGAGATAGTTGATGTCCAGCAGAATCCTGACGGCGAGTACTCGTACCTTGTTCGCGATGACAGTGACCCCGATTCCGAAGAGTTTTATTCGGCGGGAGTTATAGGTGTGGAACGTGATGATTACCTGCCGATGTGGGGAACCCTCTGGGCATTTTCGGACGGCTTCGATAAGGAGTGGCTTGATGACCCGGACAACCTTCAGGCGATGGCTAACTGCGGGTTTCGCATATACGAATCGGAGGATTACGGCTACCTGTTCGGTATCGACGGCGCGGGGTATGACTTCTATGAGCAGCACTGGATTCCGCTTTATAAGGCTCGTGGGCTGATGTGGCACGACGGAGGCAACAATACCATATAAGCCAGCCGGGTTTTCTTTAGCGAGACTCGCCTTGGGTACAGATAAAATCATTATTATAATAAGGTAAGGAGAAATATTTATGACACCTAACGAACTTACAAGCACAGATATCGCATTCATTGCACAGCACATATGTTGCCCTTATTACAGGGGTGATTTTGAGGCAACACGAGCTATGGTTGAGGTAATCTCGGCGAAGGCTAAGCCAGGGCTCCTGAACACACCGGCAGATTATGCTGACTTCTACGACGGTTGTCTCTTTACGTTCAAGTCATGGGCGGAACTCGTCGAAAGCGAAAAGGAAGAGGGCGAGTTAGCACTTACAGAAGGACAGTTGGAGAAGAAAATCGGGCGGACAATATTCCAGCTCCCCAACGGCTGGTATCTTGAGCGCGTCTGAAAGAGTTCGATACAGCGAGGAGCCGCGAACCCGCATGCAGAGCGGATTCGGAAGTGATTAGGAAAACGCGCGTATTATGATAGAGATATCGTACGCGGAATAAACAAGTGGGCGGAGGGTGGGCGAATCTTCCGCCACTATTTCAAATTACGGAGGTTAATTATGGAAAACATTAAGTTCAACGAAGAAACACTGGTGGAAAGCAGAGAGGCGCGTGAAGAGTACATGGAGAGAACTGAGGTTCTGGATAAGGTCAAGCATCTGTTCCTGATCCCGGGCATGGAGTGCCTCACGACAGGACAGGTCGCGGAATTCTATGAGGTTAAGCAGATAGCGATAAGAGCTATGCTCAACGATCACAGGGACGAGTTTGAGTCTGACGGTGTTTGCAAAAAGGCTCTTGCCGATTTCAGAGAAGCAAACAAAAGTTTGGACGTTACTTTAAGTCACGACCAAACCAATCCCGTAGAGATAACGCAGAAGCGTGGCTATGTTGTTCTTTCTTACGGCGATAACACGCTCAGCATTCCCAACGCGGGAATCGTTGTGTTCCCGAAGAGAGCAGTTTTACGAGCAGGCATGCTCCTCCGCGACAGCAAGGTTGCTAAGGAAGTCCGTACACAACTCCTCAATGTCTTTGAGAAGGCGACCGTAGACCAGCGCGTAGACGATATCGAAACCGAGCAGGAACTTCTCATGGGCATTGCCAAGGCGTTCAGTTCTGGAGAGGTCGGACAGCTCATGCAGGCATCGCAGGCGCTCGACGTATTCCGCAAGAGACACATTGAGGCTCTCGAACAGCAGAAGGCGATTCTTCAGGAGGAGAAGACGATACTTGCGGGCGAAGCAAACCAGTGGGCAAACAGGGCGTGCCTGTCAAAGGTAATGCGCACGTTCGCCGCGAAACTCCATACCAGCTTCCAGTCAGCATACGCAATGCTGTTCAACGAACTTCTGTATAAGCACAGAATTGGGCTGAAGATGCGCGGCAAGAAGCCGTACGTTCAGTGGCTGAAACCGGAGGAATACCGCAAGGCATATCAGTCGGTCGCTGCACTGTGCGAATCCTGCGGAGTGGATACAGCGGAAGTGTTTGCGGCGGCGAAGATGACACTCGATGACATCAAGGACGAACTCGTAGAAGAATAATCAGCAAATGTAAGCGGCGGTATACTATTACAATATACCGCTCCGCTTACTCAAATGCGAAAGGAACAAGCATATGAAACGATTCTTTATAAAAAATACAAACCCCGATGGCTATACAGCAAAAGGAAGAGCTTGCGAACTCTGCGAAGGTAAAGGTCGCCTTAACCTCTCCCCTACCCGTTTAAGTTCTCTGATATGTCCGAGATGTTGCGGGACTAAGATTGAAAGGGGTGCGGCAGTATGAGCATAATATTCCTGATATTATCACTGCTGCAGGAATGGACTGGAAAGGAAACAGAATGAGCGAAGATAACGCATTGTTGCTCAAGAAGCTGACGCTGAAAGCGTGGACTAACCACTTCTTCTCCAAAGGAATGATTTCGTTCGAGAAACAGCAGAAGATGATAGAAGCAATAGAAAGGCTGCGGAGTTGACTGCGCGGCGGCGCAAGAGAGGTGGAATTATGGTATTTTATGAAAAGTCAGAACATGTAATTCACGTTAAATTTATAAGGTACACCGGGCGTTATCCCAACCTCTGTTCCGGCGAGCTCACAATTGAGGTAGACGGTAAGATTTATACGTTTGGAGATAAGTAATACAGCGAGCGCCGGCGGTGCTAATGGCAAGCAGCGCAACATACAGGAGTCTCGTCCGGTTTGGATTAATTAAGCACCCGGATAATCGAACCGTACAATTTTGCTTTGAAAGGAACAGCAAAAATGACTAACGAAAAATTAAAAGAAATTGAAGACCGCCTGCTTGAAAAAGGCAACAGGCACAGGGACGTGGCGGTAAAAGAGATTGACGCCCACACGCGAGGGTACATATTGGGCGTAAATGACGCGCTTACAGCGGTATCGTTTACTCGTCCCGAACAGCAGGCTCAACCCGCTTCGGAGGCGCACACGAACCTTGACCGCATACGCGCCATGAGTGCGGAGGATATTGCGAATTGGGCGAGAGAAAATTTGGGATGCTGTTCTTGCCCGATAAGCGATAGCCAGGGGTATAGCTGTGAAGCAAAGAATTGCATGGCTACGTTTATAAAATGGCTCAACAGCCCTGTAAAGGAGGACACGAAATGAGTGAATACATAGACCGCGAAAGCATAAGAAGGGTGTTAATGGACGTATGCTCCGACGAAAATTGCCCAATGTTTATAGCCGCAACGGTGGATCAGATGATTGACTACGAGCCAGCCGCCGATGTTGCGCCGGTGGTGCATGCGTACTGGAAAGGCTACCATACGCAGGATTCATACTGCTCCAATTGTGGGTTTTCTTACGAACGTGAGGAAGGCGAAAACGCCCAGACAACAGATTACTGCGGCAACTGTGGGGCAAAAATGGACGAAAACGAAGTTGAAAATCTTGAACGCTGCTCATGTGGGGACAGGCATTACTGTCCAGAAGTCGAAAAAGGCGAAAAGGGCAAATGGTTTATACGCTGCCATATGTGCCACAGAATTGTATGGGGCAACACCATTGGAGAAGCCGCAGACGCTTGGAACAGGAGGGCTAATACAAATGAAAGTAACTCTTAAACGCTGTCGGTGCGGATTGGGGGCTTGCACCGATAGTTGACCAGAACAATGACGGAGAATGGGTGATACGCTGCTTCGATATCATCGGCTGCGGAAGAACCGTGTGGGGCAACACTGTAGAAGAAGTGGTGGACGCATGGAACGATCCCCAGAATTGCGGCATTGAAACGGACGGAGGTGACACAGATGTCTGAAATCAAGTTGAAGCCCTGCCGAACTGCGGAGGTAAGATGGGAGGAGGGAATTAATTTGCTATTCTGTAAACACAAATACACAGTGCTCAGTATGCCAAAGGTATATACCGTGTATGCGGACGGGAGCCGAAGCAATAGCCCGACTGAATTTCTTGTCGTCCAGCATTGCGAGAAGTGTGGCAAAATAAAACAGACGAAAGTAAAGGCGTAAAACTATGGTAAATATCGAAGAACAGGAATCACTCCTTCAGAAAGAGCTTGACAAGCAGATTCTCGAAGGCACAACCTCTGGCTGGATGCAAGAGAACGCTTCCCGAATTGACTTCAATGGTGATAGAGAAATCATAACCCCAAGGGTGGAATCAGATTCCTTATGCTATGAGACATTTTCTCTGACTCAGCGCAAAGGAGTGCGTCTCTTCCTTGAACAAGATGATATTGACGAGCTCGGCTTTGAGCTTGCCGCGGCAAATATTACAGCGGAGTTCCAACGTACCCGTTTAATCCCGGAAATAGACGCTTATCGCTATTCGAAACTGTCATCTGCGGCGAAAATTTGTGAAACACACTTCGGTGCTTCCACATACTGTCTGTTAGACCAACTCGGCAGATTACTCAACCTTACCGATGGTAAAGAGGATTTAATTATCTCAATGAACCGCCGAACCTATGACAGATTGATAATGTTTGGCGAGGGGTCTAGTTTTGCGAAGACCATTCAGTTTAAAAAAGGAAGACTGGAGTTCGCGGTCAAGGGTATTTATGGCGTCCCGATTATCCCAGTGCCGTCCGCCAGAATGAAGTCTGAATACAGGTTCACTGACGCGGGGTTTGTTCCTACTGAATCTGCAAAAGATATCAGCTGGATTATTTGTTTGAAGTCTGCGCCCATAGCAATGTCCCAAACAGATACGGTAAGAATCACTGCAGCTGATTTTTCACCAGGGTGGAATGTCGATTACTATATACGCCACGGGTTACTTATCACCGAAGAAACGAAAGCAATCAGCGCTATATGTTTCGGCGGGGGCTAAGGTAATAAAAATGAAAGGAGCACTTATGACTATAGAAGAACTTGAAAAGCAGATAGCAAGTCTGCAAGAGGAAGTTAGAAAACTGAAAGAAACCAAGACCATCGAGCCATGGAGAGCGGCTAAGGGAGAATTTTATTACTGCATTGATTCAGATGGAAAGGGTGCGAAAGTCTTAGAAGATTATAGTGACACGGATTTACATACATTTCAATTTGGTAACTACTACCGTTGCAGCGAACTTGCTCATCAGGACATAAACGAGTTGCGTCTTAGAAATAGAATAAGGCAATTTCACGATGCGTTGTGTGAGGGGTATCAGTTTAAACAGGATGAATGTAACTATTTTGTGCTTTACTCATTAGTGGAAATGAAGTATATCACTTCTTGGAATCGTATAGCTAAAGAGATAGGTACAATTTATTTTGATACAGAAGAACACGCTCGGCAAGTCTGCGACATTTTGAACGCCGAATTAAAGCAGAAAGGCACAAAAAATGCTGACAGTTAACGAATTATTTTCGGGAATCGGTGCTCAACGTACCGCTCTTGAACGCGTGGGGATTCCGCACAAGATAGTCGGCGTTTCAGAGATTGACAAGTTCGCAATCAAGTCCTACACCGCAATTCACGGTGAAACAAAAAATTACGGTGATATAACCCAGGTCAAGCGGCTGGACTACGCAGATTTATGGACTTACTCATTCCCGTGCACAGACATAAGCGTTGCCGGGCAACAGAAAGGGCTCGTCCGCGGCGAAACGCGAAGTGGTTTACTGTACGAGGTTCAGAGATTGCTTGAGGTCGCCGCAGGTGAAAACACCCTGCCGAAGTACCTTCTGCTTGAAAATGTCAAGAACCTCGTTGGCAAGAAATTCAGGTCTCAATTTGACGAGTGGATTTCATGGCTGGACAAGCTGGGGTACAACTCCTACTGGAAAGTACTGGATAGCAAGGACTTCGGTATTCCCCAGCACAGAGAACGAGTGTTCGCCGTATCTATACGCAAAGATGTGGACGATGGCTGTTTCCGCTTCCCTGCTGGGTTCGAAAGCTCGGTCAGGCTTATTGACCTGCTCGAACCAGAAGTCGATGAGAAATTCTATCTTTCGAACGAAACTGTTCAGGGGTTCATTCCTTCTTCATCGCCCGGCGGTGAAATCATAGTTGCCGGAACCGTCGGCAGGTGGAGCTGTGAACGAAGCAACCGCGTACATAATCCCGCCGGAATATGCCCAACGCTAACCACGATATCAGGAAGTGGGCAGGAAGTCAAGATTATCGTACCGACCTGTTGTGCGTCCAGAGGTCGAAGCAAAACTGGACAAGCCGGTTGGACTCAGCAACTTGAGTTCCGCGGCGATGGGCGGACTAATTCGCTGACTACAGTCACGAAAGACAACCTCATAGCCGAACCTCTTAATACCGAGAAGGACGGAACCGCGAGGACAATCAAGGCTTCTTATTATAAAGTGGGCAAGGCGAATCTGTTTCGACCGGATTCGCTGGGCGCGACCGGAGTTTCAGATGGAATCCGTATTCGCAAGCTTACGCCGCTGGAATGCTGGAGACTGATGGGATTCGCGGACGAGGAATTCCGTAAGGCGGAAACAGTTTGCTCTAACAGCCAGCTATACAAGCAGGCGGGCAATAGCATCGTTGTCGATGTGTTAGCGGCGATATTTGAGTGCTTATTTACAAGTATGGTTCGTAACGAAACGTGACGTACCTTTAAGATTAAAGGAGGATTTTTATGGCTGAAGTAACAAATATGGTTGAGGTTTTTAAGAACGAAGAGTTTGGTGAAATCCGGACGCTTGTTGAGGGTGACAGGGTTCTCTTCTGCGCTTCCGATGTGGCGAAGGCGTTGGGATATGCAAATTCACGAAAGGCAATATCCGACCATTGCAAGGGTGTAACGAAACGTGACACCCCTACAAATGGTGGTCTCCAGATGTTAAGCTACATATATGAGGGAGATATTTACCGTCTTATCGCTCACAGCAAACTCCCCTCTGCGGAGAAGTTCGAGAGATGGGTATTCGATGAAGTTCTCCCGATGATTCGCAATACTGGCTCGTACTCAATCGAGCGTAAACCAGACAGCTATATGATTGATGACCCGATTCAGAGAGCGCAGCGTTGGATTGAAGAAGAGACCGAACGCCAGCAGCTCCGCGATAAAATTGAGGCGGATAAACCGCTAGTCGAGTTCGCCGACCATGTTTCCAACGCCAGTAACCTCATAGACATCGGAACTCTTGCCAAGATTGCGAAGGACGAGCACATTGACATGGGTAGAACTCGTCTGTTCGACTGGCTCCGCGAGAGTGGTTATCTGATGAGTGCGCCCGGTAGCAAGAATCAGCCATACCAGAAGTACATTGAGCAGGGGCTGTTCAAGGTTCGCGAATACACTTACAAGACTCCGTATGGCGACAAGGTTGCGACCAAAACCATGGTTACTGGCAAGGGGCAGATGTTCTTTATTGAGAAGCTCCGCAAGCTCTCTGCAACAACAGGAAATCAAGACTAACACAGGAGGAAATTATTATGAGCTTTTATGCAAGCGTAGCATGTGACAGAGATAGGTGCACCAACGAGTTACCGATGTACTACATGTCAAAGGAATGTGTCAGGCAGATAGCTGAAGAGGCTGGCTGGCTAATTAGCGAAAATGGAGAAGCAATATGCCCGAGGTGCAGAAAAAATGCCGAATTCGTAACGAATAAGCCCAGAAGAATTGAGCCAATCGTTATTACTTGTCTGACCTCGAAATAATTTTTCGATGAGGTCTTGACAAACAAGAATTTTGTGATATAATATTAAGTAACGAGGCTGGCGCTAACAACCTGCCTCGCACATGTTACCGTGAGGGAATGGCAGACATAGAGGACTTAAAATCCTTTGACACTGGTCGTGCGGGTTCAAGTCCCGCCGGTAGCACCAAAGCGGCTGATGTGAGCCGCCGCTATAAAAATGGGTAAACATCTTGCATGAGTGAAGGGATAGGAAGTGTGAATCCAGCTACATGCAATGAACTCCTATAGACCATGGCGCTAACGGTCTATGCCTGATTGCCAAATGGCTACAGAGCGCCTGAAAGGCTAGGTACAAATGCCGCCGTGGTGGAATGGCAGACGCGGCAGACTCAAAATCTGTTTCGAAAGAGTGCCGGTTCAAGTCCGGCCGGCGGCACCACACAAGCTCGGATTACCACCTGCGGTTCTAGCAGGCGAAATTCCGGTTTGAAAAATAATTACAGGAGGAATCAGAATGACAAACGTTGAAAGAATCGTTGACGGCATAATCCATAACGAAGATGCCGGAATGGTGTGTAGAATCGCGTTGAAGGACGAAACTGTCGCAAAGGCTGTGTCCGCCAGCATAGAGCGTTATATGCACGCCAGAACAATGGCGGAAAATGCAGTCGCGCGAACTATCAAGTGGCTGTCGGAGTACTTGAGCTTCGTTTCAGAAAAGGCTCCCGAATCGCTTGGCAAGCCGAATCCGTGGGCATGGTACACAGTCGTATGTTATGCCAGCATGTTTGCTCATGACAAGGACTGGCGCGAGCTGACCGAGATAGGTCTGCCCAGGCTTAGACTCAATTCTCTTCCGATAGAGGAAGACACAGCAGAAACCGAAATAGAAATTCTGAAACGATGCAAGGAGGTCTGCGGTCGCAGTGTTGAACAGCGAAAGAAAGGAAGCGTTCATTGAGTGGTACACTACTCAATACAAAGGAACCGATGTTAGAGCGTATAAGCAAAAAGCACGGAACCGTCTTGAAGCCCTGGGCGAAGCCGAAGATAAATATGGTAAGGATATATGTGAGTTTTCAGCCGCAGAAATAAAGGAGTACATCGGCAAGTCGCAGAAATCCTATTCAAGCTCGAAGGAATTTCTACGATACATGAAAGCATACGCGGAATGGTGCGCGCAAAATAAGTACTGCGCTCCAAACGCATCTTATGAGATAATTTCGCCGAAGGATATTGAATATTCTGGTACGCAGGCAGAGTCCCTTTTCCCGGGCATAAATGCTTTCGCGGATTATCTTGAGCTGCGCTTCCGCGCCCTTGACCAGATGACCATCGACAACATAACCCGTGCGGCGTGCTGGTTGCTTTACTTCGGCGTCAAATTTGACGACCTTGGTTCTTTGAACTGTTCGGACTATCAAGACGGGGTTCTGTCCTATGACAGAGGAACCATAGATTTCACGCCGTACCCAGTAGCGAAACTTGCCATTGACTCGGCAATATCGCAGACGACAATCCGTAAGAGACGTGGCATTGAGACCGTGCAGAACACCGAAAAGATTATCAAATACAATACGCTCAAGACAATCGCGCGGGCAGTGACTTGTTACCTTGGCAAGATAGATCCTGAAATTCAAGAATCGGGCGTACACTGCGTTTCGGCGAGCTGCATAGTTAAGTCTGGCTTATTCTGGAGAATAAAGCATTCAGACGCCGATTCAGCTGCAATGATGGCTACGAGATATATCTACAGCCGTTTTCACAGCTCGGAGAAGGTTATGAAGTTTCAGATGAGACAGCTTGATAAGGATTATCGGGCATGGGTTCCAACTTCCGAATAATTTAGTTGGGGAGGTTTCTCCCCTTCTAAATTACGCTATTCAGCGGCACACGCTAATTGAAAGGAGATAAAAATGATAGATAAAGCAAATGTCTTTTCCGATGAGTTACTTCTTATAGAAGATGAACATATTCGTGAGGTCACGAAAAAGATAATTGCGAAACTTCCGGATTACTTTTTCACTACGGCGGCTTCGAGTACAGGCAAGTATCATCCGAAGTACGCGCTTGGCGACGGCGGTCTGGTTCGCCATACAAAGGCGGCAGTTAAAATCTGCAACGACCTGCTTGCTCTGGAGTACAATCAGAGTAAGTTTGCGCCGGAAGAACGAGACATGATGATTGCGGCGCTGATACTGCACGATGGAATGAAGCACGGGCTCAATGGTAGTAAGTACACGGTTGCCGATCACCCGGTAGTGATGGCTGAATACATTCGCCAAAACCATATGGCGGACTTCACGGAGATTCAGCTTTTAATCATTACGGACGTCATTTCTTCGCACATGGGTCAGTGGAACACTGATTATAAAACTGGCGAGCAGATAATGCCGAAGCCGACTACGGAGATGCAGTACTTTGTGCATATGTGCGATTACCTCGCGTCTCGCAAGTACCTCATAGTCGAGTTCGAAAACTACTACGAGCCAAAGAATTATGAGAGTAATACGGCTCAAGCAGTCCCGCAAACAATCGACGAAATCATATCGGTGTGCAAAGCAAAGATTGCAAACGGAGCTGACCGCGCGGAACTGTATAAGATAATTGAGTCGATAAGCGGTGAGAAGAACCCGTGCAAAATTACAGACCCAGCTATCGCAGAGAAAGTTCTTGCGGCGGTAGGAAACTATAAAAGTGAAGGTTAATTGACAGGGAGGATTTTTGTGGCTGAAGTAACAAATATGGTTGAGGTTTTTAAAAACGAGGAGTTCGGCGAGATAAGGACACTTACCGAGGGAGACAGGGTTCTTTTCTGTGCTTCCGATGTGGCAAAGGCGTTGGGATATGCAAATTCACGAAAGGCAATATCCGACCATTGCAAGGGTGTAACGAAACGTGACACCCCTACAAATGGTGGTCTCCAGATGTTAAGCTACATATATGAGGGAGATATTTACCGTCTTATCGCTCACAGCAAACTCCCCTCTGCGGAGAAGTTCGAGAGATGGGTATTCGATGAAGTTCTCCCGATGATTCGCAAGACCGGCGGCTATGTCGCAGACGAAGACCTGTTCGTCGAAACATACCTTCCCTTCTCTGACGATAACACCAAGATGTTATTTAAGCTCACGCTCGAAACGGTTCAGCAGTTGAACGGTATTATCAGAAAGCAGATGAAACAAATCGAGGACGAAAGACCGCTGGTAGAGTTCGCCGACCACGTTTCTAACGCCAGTAATCTGATTGATGTTGGCACTCTTGCCAAGATTGCAAAGGACGAGCATATTGACATCGGCAGAACGAGACTGTTCGACTGGCTCCGTGATAACGGCTACCTGATGGATTCCCCAAGCAATAAGAATCAGCCGTATCAGAAGTACATCGAACAGGGTCTGTTTAAAGTCCGCGAATGCACATATAAGACACCGTATGGTGATAAGGTCGGAACAAAGACGATGGTAACGGGTAAAGGACAGATGTACTTTATTGAGAAGCTTCGGAAGACATTCGCTACAAAAGCAGAAACAACTGACAATGAAATGAGCCTGGAGGAGATATGAGCTTTGATATAAACATTCTTATAGGAGCCCAACTCATCAACTTCGACGATGAGGGGTTCACAGTTATAAAGGATGGGAAGACATTTAGCTTCGAGTATTATTGCTACGAAGGCGATTGCTCTAGTTACATAGAAATCGAAACAGAATTATATGTAAACCTAAGCGATACTTCTAATAATCCTGTGATAACCAAAGTTGAAGGGCTCCCTTGTAATGACCCTGGACAATGTTGCGATATTACATTGTATGGGCTTTACAAACCGATGGCAAAGGCTTTTATCTCTGCAGATAGCGATTCGGGTTATGGATATGGTGCTTGTGTTCAACTGCATTGCAATCAGACAAATGAGCCAGTTGAATTAGTAAGCTATTAATAATGTGAAAGGAATAAGTAAATGAGTGAAACAAAATCTGTGTTCGACACTTTATATGAAGTGGATATTTCGGACAACGTAAAAGAGAAGAACAAGTTCAAGTATCTGCCATGGAGTTCGGCATGGGCAATTGTTAAGAAGCGTTTTCCTACTGCTTCTTACGAGGTCGTGCTTGACGAAGCACATAACATCTACCACACGGACGGTAAGACCTGCTGGGTTGAAACGACCGTCACCATCAACGGCGAGACACTGTCGGAAATGCTCCCGGTTCTCGATTTCAAGAACATGCCTATCCCGCTGGAATCCGTGACCTCGTTCAGCGCAAGCAAGTCGATAAAGAGATGTCTTGTAAAGAACCTTGCCCTGTTCGGGCTCGGGCTTACTCTCTGGAACGGCGAGGAACTCAGCGAGGACGCAAAGCTCTCAAAGATAAAGAAGGGCGACGAGATATCTGCAAAGCAGGCGGAAATTGTTGCGAAGTGTAAGGAGCTTGCAACTTCTGGTGAGCGCCGCGACGCGCTTTACGCAATCATCGAGACCTATAACGGCAACAAGAATCCTAAGAGTATCAAGTCCGTGGAAATCTGCGACGCGATACTTGCAAAGATTAATGAAGAGTTTGGAAAGGAAGAGAAATAATGATTTATTTCACTAATCAGTACGCGAAAATCTGGGAAATCAAGATGAGCGAGAAGTACGCCGACCTCCGCATCAGCACTTCTGAAAAGAATCAGGACGGCACATATGCTAACTCAAACTGGTTCGCACGTTGCCTCGGCGGCGGTCTCAAGGATATTGTGAACTTCAAGGAAGGCGACCGCGTCAAAATCACTAAGGGTAAGGTAGTAAACGAGCCGTATACCGATAAGGCTGGTAACAAGAAGAGTTTCGTCCGTGTGATGATTTACGGCATCGAATCCGCCGACAGCAACAACACATATACTCCGGCGCAGTCCGCGACCACTCCCCCGCAGCCGAAGCCCAGCGAGGAGCCTGTACCGACAGACCCTAACGACGCGTACCCGTTCTGACGAGGTGACGCATGAGCAATGAAGTAGTATGGAGTTTCTCCCGTGTGAGCTGTTACGATAACTGCCCTCGCTGCTTCGACCTCTGCTACAACCAGCATGTTGGCAAAAAGGATAATGCGTTCGCCCAGTGGGGCAGTCTTATCCACAAGTGTATGGAATTGTTCTTCAAGGGAGAACTCGACTTGTTTTCACTCGAGGATTATTACCATGAACACTACGATGAGTTTGTCACATGCGAGTTCCCGTACAACAAGTATTCTGACCTGGCTTCGTCATATTATGAAGCCGGGGAGGAATACCTCGGGAATTTTCCAGGACTGGATACGGAGAGATACGAAGTCCTGGGCGTCGAGCAGGAGTTTAAAATGCCTATATGCGGCGTTATGGTTCGCGGCTTTATCGACCTGATTCTGAGGGACAGAAACGATGGAAGCATAATCCTCGTAGACCACAAGAGTGCCAGTTCTCTGACGGGAAAGAAACTCGAACAGTATTTACTGCAGCTATATATATACTCATCGTACATCTTTGAGAAGTATGGCTGCTATCCGAAGAAGCTGGTGTTCAACCTTTTCCGCGCTGGCAAAGTGGCTGAGCGGGATTTCAGGCTTGACGAGTTTACCAGAGCGGTCGAATGGCTCTGCGCAACGACCAGCCGAGCTTTAACAGATACGGTGTTCGCCGACAAAATCAGCATTGATTATGAACTCAGGTTCGAGGATATAGACGAGTTCAAGCGTAACGACTATTACTGCAACAACATCTGCTCGGCGCGGGCGTATTGCGAAAGGAGTAATGACTATGAGGGAAGTGACGAAGATTGGTTATTGATAAAGACCTGATTCTCAGGGCGAAAGACACGCTCGGAGACAGAAATGCGGATATCATTGCTGAAAAGCTCGGTCTCGCGGACTATGACTCCAAGAGCCGTAAAGCAAAATGCCCGGTTCATCGCGAGGACACAGCGTCTTTCATCTACAATCCCAAAGCGCACAACTTTCACTGCTTTGGCTGCGGTTGCAATGTTGACATAATCGACGCGTATATCAAGTGCGGCAAGACCTACATAGAAGCGGTCGAGCAACTTTTCAGCGAAGCAGGTATTCCCTATTCCTTCGCAGAACGCGGTGTTCATAGTTCAGCGGATTACAAGTATCCAAAGCCGGAATACGCTGGTAATAAGGATAAGGTCTATGAGTATTGGAAGAAGCGATGTATTTCTCCGGGAACCATAGATTACCTTGGAATAGAGCAGGACAAGCAGGGCAATACATTGTTCCGGTATTACGACCTCAACGATGTATTCACTATGTGCAAGGTCAGGATATCCGGCAAGGTCGCAAAGGGTCAGACAAAATGCTGGTGTCTGCCGGGAAGCGATACTTCTCACCTGCTCTATAACATGAACAAGGTCAATGTGAACCAGCCGCTCATCATCACTTCGGGCGAAGGCGACTGTGCGACGGCTATCGAGTGCGGCTTCTACAACACAGTCAGCATTTGTCTCGGAGACAGCAATACGCAGTATCTGGCATCGTGCTGGGACTTCCTGCAAAACTTCAATGAGATAATTCTGGTACACGACAATGACGCAAGCGGAGAAAAGTTCGCGAAGAATCTGGCAACACGGCTCGGTGAATACCGTGTTAAGATAGTAGACATTCCGCCATTCTACGAGAAGGAAGACGGAACGAAAGTAAAGATTAAAGACCTGAACGAGTTGCTCTTTTCGTGTGGGAAAGAAGCAGTCGTAAAAGCAATAAACGAGGCACAGAGCACAGAGATAAACACCGTAATCGACTATTCGAACGTCGAGGAATTTGACATGAGCGATGTCGATGGCTTTACGACAGGATTCAGAGATATGGATAGCGCGATTGATAAATTCTATATGGGGACTACCACTATCCTGACCGGAATAGCGGGCGCTGGCAAAAGCACAATGCTTTCAACGCTTGCATGCCAGAGTATCGAACAGGGATACCCGTGTTTCGTGTATTCCGGAGAGTTAAGCAACATGCTCCTGAAGAACTGGATTGAGTCAGTTCATGCGGGGCAGCGAGGAATGGATAAATTCGAGGGCGTATCAAAGGATTATTACAGAGTAAATCCGACGATATCAAAAGAGATAAGGAGTTATTACAAAGAACAGCTATGGTTTTACAAGGACGGCTTCGACCAGAAGATAAGCACCCTGCTCTCTACGATGGAAAGTATTGTCAGGAAACATGGTGTCAAGACCATAATCATTGACAACATGTCGAGCGTTGACCTCGAAAACGACGACAACAACAAGTACATCAAGCAGGACGAATTTATCCGTAACGTGATTGAGTTCTCAAAGAAATGGCAGGTCTGCTGTATTCTGGTACTGCACCCGCGAAAGATGGACATGGTTCGCCGAATGTCTATATTCGACCTGCAGGGCTGCGTGTCAGCGGTCAATCTCGCGCACCGTGTGATATCGCTCTACCGCGTTCAGCCGAGGGAAAAGGAAGCTGATGTCCGTAATGGCAAGCTTATACGCGCCGGGATAAAGTATGACGTTATCTGCGATGTGCTTAAAGACAGATTTGGTTCGGGCACAGGCAGGGAAATCGGCTTGTATTACGATATTCCGTCGCGCAGATTCTACGACAGCGTCGCGTCCCTTGACTTCAAGTATGCATGGGATAAACGCGATTACGGCAACACTCCCCTGCCCTACGGCGCATACTCACTCAATAAGGCAGAACAGGACGAAGCAGAAGTGTTCGGAACGATAAATGGATAAGGAGTTAATATGAGAAATTTAGCGCACATTGAAACAATAGATTGGATTTCCCCTATCGAGGGAAAGGACAGAATAGTCCTTGCCGGGATTCTCGGTTGGACTGTCATCGTTCAGAAAGCAGACTTCGCAGTCGGTGATAAGGTCGTTTTCTGCGAAATAGATTCCGTATTCCCCGAGAAGCCGGAGTTCGAGTTCCTCCGCAAGAACAATTTCCGTATCAAGACAATGAAGATGTCGGGTGTCCTCAGCCAGGGAATCTGTTTCCCGATTGGTATGCTTCCTCCCGGCGATTACAACATCGGCGACGACGTAACAGAACTGATGGGTATAACCCAGTACGAGCCCACAATGGATAAAGAATCTCCTTCTGCGACCCAGGCTATATCAAAGAAGTATCCTAAGTTCCTTATGAGAATGAAGTGGTTCAGAAAGCTCGTTCTTCCCAAGAGCAGACAGGGCGGATTCCCGGAGTTTATCAGCAAGACTGATGAGACAAGAATCCAGAATGCGCCACAGATGCTAAAACTCTCTACGCTGTGGACTGCTACTGAAAAGGTTGATGGTCAGTCCGGTACGTTCACTCTTTGCCGCACACATAAGAAGGGGTTTCTGCGCAAGGAAAAGTTCGACTTCGCGGTTTGCTCGCGCAACCTCCGTATATATGAGGAGGACAATTCCTCATACTGGAGCGTCGCAAAGAAGTACAACATCAAGAACGTGCTCATGAAACTGCTCGACCACTTCGGCACCGATTGGGTAGCAATTCAGGGCGAGTGCGTAGCGCCTAACGTCCAGAAGAACAAGTATAAGGTAAGTTAACCTCCTCTATCTTCTTTAACCTATGGAAGCACTCAGCAAACTTCTCCGCAAAGTACTTAGCTTTTCAATATCATTACACCGAAGGGCAGAATGGATTCAATTTCCGCAGAAAAGCTCGCAAACACCTACGGGCTGAAGTTCGTTCCTGTTCTTGCAGAGAACATGAAGTTGTCCGAGATGACAGTCGAAGATGTTCTAGCGTACTCCAACGGCATGAGCAGGCTCGGCAATACTCTGCGTGAAGGCATCGTGTTCCGTTCGCAGAACGGCGTAAACAGTTTCAAGGCGGTAAGCCCGGAGTTTCTTATCAAGTATAACGCTTGATAAGGAGAAAGGAGATAATATGGCAGACAATTATGTAGCATATCACGTCCATAGTGATTACAGCGTACTTGATTCCTGCACGAATTTTAAGCAGTATGTTGACCGCGCGGTCGAGCTCGGACAAAAGGCGATTGCTTTCACCGAGCACGGCAGACCGCTGGGCTGGATAGCCAAGAAAATGTACTGCGACGAAAAGGGGATAAAGTTTATTCGCGGTGTTGAGTGTTATCTGACCGAGAAGCTGTATGCAGACGAAGAAACACAGCGTAAAATACGCGATAACTACCACACCATTCTCATAGCGAAGAACGATGCGGGTGCGGCGGAGATAAACGAAGCAATTTACAATTCAACACAACCAGACCATATGTACTACGAGAACAGAATCACCTTCGATGAGTTCTTGCGAATGTCTGATAACGTTATAAAGATAAGTGCCTGCCTTGCGTCTCCGCTCGCAAAGCTTCCCGTCTCGCACCCGATGTATGAGAAGTTGGCTAGGAAGTACGACTACTATGAGATACAGCCGCATGCGGTTCAGGAACAGGTAGATTACAACCGCCATCTGGCAATGCTCGCGGAGAAATATCATAAGCCGCTCATCGCAGCTACTGACGCGCATAGTCTTAACCAGTTCAAAGCTGAATGTCGCGAAATCCTTCTGCGCGCCAAAGATAAATGGTATCCCGACTCTGATATGTTCGACCTTACATACAAGAGTTATGACGAACTTGTCGAGGCTTTCAGAAAACAGGATGCGATTCCCGAAATAACCTGGATGCAAGCTATACAGAATACCAATATGATGGCAGATATGGTTGAGGATTTCTCAATCGACACTGCAATCAAGTACCCTATTTTGTATGGCTCTGCCGAAACTGATACGAAAACGTACCGCGAGACAGTGTATAAGAAATTTCAGGAGAAACTCGACCGTGGCATAATCCCTCCGGAGCAGAAAGCAGATTTCGAAACCGGACTAGAGGAAGAACTGCGAGTGTTTGAGAAAATCGGCATGTCAGGTTTTATGCTGTCGATGTCTGAAATTATTTCGTGGTGCCATGAGAACGGAATCCCGACAGGAAATGCTAGAGGTTCCGTAGGTGGCAGTAAGGCGGCGTATGTATCAGATATCATCGACCTGAACCCGGTTACGTGGAAGACTGTCTTTTCTAGATTCTGCAACGAGGATAGAAAAGAAATCGGAGATTGTCAATACATGGTCTCCTCATTCTAGTAATAGAGTGTGGCAAGGTGGCTAACCCGCGACGCGGGGTGTGCGCAAGCGCTAACGGTGAACACCCTAACAGTAAGGCTGAGGGCAACGCCGTGCTAAGTTCTGCTAATCAGTTAGCTGAATGGCAGATAAATGTGTAACGACTATAGACCACCCTCCTCGTGAGAGGATGAAAACATAGTCTACTCCCCGTGGAAACACGGGGTACAAAGGATTGATATTGACTGCATAGAATCTGACCGCCCGAGGATATTCCAGCATATCATTGAACAGTTCGGGCAGCGAAAGACAGCAAGAGTTCCAAGCTATGGAACAATTATCGAGAAAGGGACAGTAGAAATCGTCGTGAAAGGACTTGCTTCCCGGGCGGCGAAGCCGGAGCTTAACCCGGAACTCAAAAAAGGCGGTAAAACAGATTGGAGTAAGATAACTTTTGGAGGCAAGAAAGTCTACGCTCTGATTGATGAAATCAAGGCGGCGATGTCATCAGAAAGGTTGGCTCGCGAGAAATACCCGAGTATCTTCAAGTATTACGATGGGCTTATCGGCACGAAGATTTCGCACAGCGTTCACCCGGCGGGAATCGTCATCAGTCCGATTGACCTGATAAGCAACTACGGTGTCTTCGAGAAAGACGGCGAGAATGTCATGATGATAGACATGGAGGAAATACATGAGGTCGGGCTGGCAAAGTACGACTTCCTCATTCTGAAAAATGTCGAAATCATTCAGGATATTTTCAAGGCTATCGGGAAACCGTATCCGCGCTCAGATGAAATCGACTGGGACGACCAGAATGTCTGGGAAGATATGTTGAAATCGCCTGCCGGTATTTTCCAAATGGAGGGGGATTTTGCCTTCTCTCTTCTTAAAAAGTTCGAGCCACACTCCATCTTTGACATGAGCCTCGTCACCGCAGCGATACGCCCTTCCGGCGCGTCGTACCGCGACGACCTTATAGCTCACAAGCCAAACCACAATCCCTCGCCACAGATAGACGAACTGTTAAAGGAAAACAACGGCTACCTGATATATCAGGAAGATGTCATTGCATTTCTGCAGGAAGTATGCGGTCTTTCAGGCAGTGCCGCAGACTCTATCCGCCGAGGAATCGCCCGCAAGAAGCCGGAGATTCTCGAAAAGGCAATGCCGGATATTCTCGCTGGGTATTGTAAGAACTCCTCACAGCCACCGGAAATCGCGAAAAAAGAAGCTATGACGTTCCTGAAAATCATCGAGGACGCGTCAAGCTATATGTTTGGTAAGAACCATAGCATAGCTTACTGCCTCATCGGGTATCTTTGCGCATATCTGCGTTACTACTATCCGGGCGAGTTCATCACATCGTACCTGAATAACGCGGCGAATCAGGACGATATATCCGCAGGGACTGAACTCGCAAAGCAGCGCGGTATACCGATGCTATCTATAAGATTCGGGCATTCCGGCGCCCAATATGTGTATGACAAGAATCTCAATGCAATATACAAAGGAATTGCTTCCATCAAGTATATGAACGCCGGGATTGCAGACTCACTTTTCTCGCTGAATCCTGATGATTTCCATAGTTTCACAGATGTTCTCGAAGCGGTGTCATTCCTCGATGCGCGGCAACTTGAAATTCTCATCAACTTAGATTTCTTTGCGGACTTCGGCTCTTCAGAGAAACTACTTGAAATAGCAAGAATCTATCGTGATGTTTTCAACTGTGGCAAAGCAAAGACTATCGCACCGGGCAAACTCGTTTATGATATGCCATACGACAAGTATTGCGACTGCTTAACCAAAAGCGGCAAGCCAATGAAGAGCCTTCACATCAACGACTTTCCGGGTTTGATGAAATGTGTTGAGCAGTCTGTAATGAATGATTCCAGTCTTAAAGGCATGGGGTTGGCGGAGAAGATTGATTACCAGAAAGAATATTTGGGGTACAGCGATCTTGTAACAAACAAGGAAGAAGACAGGCGTAAGATAATCGTCAATGGGGTCTTCCCTGCCAAGCGCAAATCAGACGGTGAGATATTCGCGTATAATATTCTTGCACGTTCTGTGGGTTCTGGAAAGGAATCCCGTCTGACAGTTTTTAAGAAGACCTTTGAGGGAGAGAAATTCAGCAAAGGAGATATTCTGGAGGCTGGCAATATAAGCAAGAACAGCCGCGGCTACTGGTGCCTGCTGGATTACAAGAAAATATCTTAGCTATGCGTTACTGGTTAGCGATAGCCTAGGAAAGGAGAATTAATGCTCAGGTATGAAGACCACTGTGTGGACTGCCCTGCCGGAATGCCATGCTTCGGCAAGTCATGCCCACTTGTGAATGTTCCAGTATACTATTGCGACAAGTGTGGTGAAGAAACGCCTCGCGAGGATATACGCAGAATGGGAGAAGGTGATATTTGTATTGACTGCTTTTTTAAAATGGTTGGTGAGAGCCATCCGAACCCATACGCACTATTTAAGAAACTCAATGATATTGAGGAGTAGTATACTACTGATTTCCGCTTTGGCTGTGCTTTTATCTGTTGCCACTGCCCAGAGAAATCACGAGATGGATGGATTAACCAGCGCAGTTGATTGCTCTGAAGAAGCAAAACCAGTAAGCGTCGTATATGTTGAGATAGAACCACGCAACTTTGGCGTGAACGAACCTCAGTCAATGTACGATAAACTTACTGGTGAGGAGATTAATCTCATAGAAGTCGTGATACAGCACGAGGTGGGAGGGTTGTCCGCTGAATATAAAAGACTTATCGCGGAGCTTATATATAATCGAATTATATCAAGCGAATTTCCAGATTCCGTCCGCGAAGTGTTGTATCAGAGAAACCAGTTCTGCGGGATAGAAAGTTGGTATTATCCAGACTATCCCGTAGATGAGGAAACGAAGCAGATTGTAAAGGAAGTTTTTTCAAACCCGGAGACATCACACAAAGCTACATATTACTACAACCCCGCCCTTTCGGAATACGAATCATTAGTCTGGTTCGAGTATAGCGGCGATGTGATGTACGAGTTTGAGTATGAGGAAACGAGCTGGGGTGTAACATACACTACCCGGTTCTTCAGGTAGGAGGAAAAATGGATAAACACATAAAGATTCGTCTTCAGACAGTTGAAGATGTAAAGGAGTTCGTTACCGTGGCGGAGAAATATCCGGGTAACATCAGGGTTCACGCGAACGATTATATCGTTTCCGGCAAATCAATAATGGGAATGTTCAGCCTTGACCTTTCAAACCCCGTTATTGTCGAGGTCGATAATCGAGGTTCCGTAACGGATTTCGAATCTACCATCGCAGAATTTCTTGCGTGAGGGCGATATGGACGATTTACTATTAAAGCTGGATGCTTATTGCCTGACTCGTTCCTGCGATGGATGTCCCCTCGACCAGACGGGCTTCTGCGTAGCAGTGTATGATGCAGCAGAGGATATTAGTGCGGAAGCAAGGTCAGAAATTGAGAAGATACTCAGCGAAAATTTTTGACCGGTACCCGTTAAACTGCAGATTCAGCGCAAGAGTTAATTAGACTCAGCGCACTTTTGCGAAGGTTATATACTTTGCGAATGCTGAAGTGTATTTTCTCAGCGACTTTGTCCCAGTCGAGACAATTTATATAGTACTCTTCAAGGACTGCCTGTTCTTCGAGCGGGAGAGAAGCAATAAGCACATGGGCTGACACTCTCATCTCAATCAATTCGTCTATCTTGGCGTTTATTTCCTTTTCAAGCGCCGAAGCTTTGATGATTAGAGGCTCGATATCATCGCTTCTTGTAATATGCTTGATAAGGAAATAAAGCCGCTCCAAAGATGAAAGCTTTGCGTCAATGCATATATTGCAACTTCTTGCCTGTTCTAGGATTTCAATAGGTTTCATAACATCGCCTCCAAATGTTCACGTTAGTATTGCGTCTGTGAACATATTATACATCAATTGTTGCCGCTTGTCAACATTCGGTGTAAGTTACTCGTAGAAAATATGCACCCCAAATCGAACAGATTAGGGAGAAAGGGAAATATGATTTATCTGGATAATGCCGCCACCACTCCAATGAGTGAGAACGTCAAAGCGGCGATTAGGAACAGCATGGATTTATTTGGTAATCCATCTACTGTTTCAGCGGGCGGAATAGCCGCTCGAGTGGCAATAGAGGAAGCCCGAAAAATATGTGCGGCTTCGATAAACGCGGAGCCGGACGAGATTTATTTTACGTCCGGCGGAACTGAATCGGACAACTGGGCTATTGATTCAGCGGTCGGAATTGCAGAAACCACAGAAAATGAAATCGCCCTTATTACGTCAGAGTTTGAGCATAAGGCAATACTAGCACGAGCCGGATACATGATAGCCAATGGTATGCGAGTCGAGTATCTCCCTGTTGACCAGTATGGAAAGGTGAGCATCTCCGAACTTATACGGCTTTTAAAAGACAACCGGGTTCGATTGGTGTCTGTAATGATGGTAAACAACGAACTCGGAACGATACAGGATGTTGAGCGCATAGCCGAACTTTGCCATGAGCACGGCGTTCTGTTCCATACAGACGCTGTCCAGGCTTACGGCAAAATCGGAATTGATGTAAAGGAACTTGGTATCGATATGCTATCAGTATCCGGGCACAAAGTGCATGCCCCAAAAGGTGTGGGATTTCTGTACTGCCGCCACGGTGTAACCATGAAACCCCTGCTATGGGGCGGAGGTCAGGAACGCGGACTTCGCTCAGGCACGGAAAATATACTGGGCATCGTCGGACTCGGAGAAGCGGCGAAGAATATCCACCCGCATGACGACGAGTTAATGCATTTCGACAAGGATATATGGTGCTCTGGCGCTATCATGTGTTTACAGCAGTACTGCCCTGAATTCGAACTCAATGTTCCGGGTATGAACGACTTCCGCGCTGGAATTATCAATTTCAATGTCGGAAGTATCGACGGTGCCGGGCTTGTCTCGCTTCTTGATTCCGAGGGAATCACAATATCGAACGGGTCAGCATGTGATACTAAGACAATACACCCGTCGCATGTCCTGAAAGCCATTGGTCTGACGGACGAAAAGGCAATGAACAGTTTCCGCGTTTCAATTTCTGGCAAGGAAACAACCAAGGAGGCTAAGTACTTTGCGGAGAAGTTTGCTGAGTGCTTCCATAGGTTAAAGAAGATAGAGGAGGTTAACAAACATGGCGAAGATGTATAAGGCTACCCAACCAATAGGTTCCAGGAACATCTACGATATTCTTAGGCTAGTCGGCGAAATCTCGGAGTCAATTCTGTTCGTAAAAGGCGGCAGAGTTGCTAATGCTAAATCGATGCTCGGTCTTATGTCTCTGGCAATACAGCGCGGAGACGAGATTGAGATTATCTGTCGAGACGAAAGGGTAGTCGAAAAGCTATCTAATTACTTTAAGGAGATGAAATAATATGGAGTTTGGATATTATCGCAAGGTCGAGTATGTAACGCTAACTGCGGTTGCTAGAATACATTGCATTTTTAAGAAGTCATCTTCTCCTGCGTTCAAAGGTGCGCAGACTGGCGATATCATTGATTTCCGTATCCCTATTGCGGAGGTCGGAAGAACCCGCAGAAGTACTCATGCTGCTTTTATCGACTGCATAAATAGGCGTACTGGGGAGACAAGCAACCTGTCGTTCAACCAGCTTGGCAGAATCCTCACAGGATATGAAATGGAACAATTGATATAACTTGGGGGACGACGATGAAAGTGCTTGAGTTATTTGCAGGCACGAGAAGCATCGGCAAAAGTTTCGAAAAAAGAGGGCACGAAGTTTTCTCGGTCGAGTGGAATAAAGGCTTTGAAAATATCAACTTATACATAGATGTCGGTAAGTTGACCGCCGAAGAGATACTAGGAAAGTTTGGTAAGCCTGATGTGATATGGGCTTCGCCTGACTGCGCGACATTCAGTGTGGCGGCAATAAGCCACCATCGTCGGAAAGACCCGCAGTCAGGGAACCTTATCCCGATAAGCGACTATGCGAAGTTCTGCGATGAGGTAGACCAGCATGTTATCGTGCTGATAAAGCAGTTGAACCCTAAGTACTACTTCATTGAGAACCCGCACGGCGGGATGAGAAAAATGAGTTGGATGAAGGGACTACCCCGTTACACGGTTACATATTGCCAGTACGGAGACACGCGAATGAAACCGACGGATATCTGGACTAATCATCCAAACCCTAGATTTCTGCCACCATGTAAAAACGGAGACAGATGTCATACCCCTGCTCCGCGCGGGGCAAGAACAGGGACACAAGGGCTCGCCGGGTCGGTAATGCGGAGCATAATCCCGGAAGCATTGTGCGAGCATATTGTTGATATTTGCGAGGAAGGTTTATAAATTAAACGGAGGGAATATGAAGAAAGTAATCAAGCGCAACGGAGATGTTGTTGATTTTGATAAGCAGAAAATTGAGAGCGCTATAATGAAAGCATGTGAGGAGGTGTGTCCGGGAGACGATGATAACTCGGATATTGTGAGCGAGGCGTGGAACAAGATAGATGATTGGCTGTCGTCCTATGGTAAAGATATCACTATATCTGTAGAAGATATACAGGATATAGTCGAGCAGGTTCTCATGGGAATGAATACCGTTGTAGCAAAGGCATATATTACATACCGCTACAAGAGAGCCCTGGCACGCAACCTCAAGGAAACGGACGAGGAGATTCTTTCGTTGCTCGACTGTGCGAATGAAGAAGCAAAGCAGGAAAACTCCAACAAAAACCCGACTCTGCTCCCTACCCAGCGTGATTATATGGCGGGAGCAATATCAAAGGACTTAACCAAGAGAATCCTCCTGCCTCGTGATATCGTAGAAGCAGACCAGGAAGGGATAATCCATTTCCACGACGCCGATTATTTCGCACAACATAGTGGTAATTGCTGTCTTGTGAATCTTGAGGATATGCTTCAGAACGGCACAGTAATAAGCGGCGTTATGATTGAAAAGCCGCACAGCTTCTCTACTGCTTGTACGATAACGACACAAATCATAGCACAGGTGGCTTCAAACCAGTACGGCGGGCAGAGTATATCGCTGGCTCATCTGGCACCTTTCGTGCAGATATCAAGAGAGCGAATCAGAAAACAGGTAGAAAAGGAAGTCGGCTTACTTAACGGCATTCCTCTCGGGCGGGATTTACATACGATTGACAAAATCGTCGAGGAGCGCGTTCTTGATGAAATCAAGCGCGGCATACAGACGATACAGTACCAGATTACAACTCTTATGACAACAAATGGGCAGGCTCCTTTTGTGACTGTATTCATGTATCTCGGCGAAGTAAGCGATCCGCAAACCAAACACGACCTCGCATTGATGATTGAGGAAACTCTAAAGCAGAGATATCAGGGAGTCAAGAATGAAACCGGAGTTTGGATAACCCCTGCGTTCCCGAAACTGATTTATGTTCTGGAGGAAGATAACATCCATGAGGATTCGCCTTACTATTATCTCACAAAGCTCGCGGCAAAGTGTACCGCAAAGAGACTTGTCCCTGATTATATAAGTGAGAAGGTGATGAAGGATCTGAAATCCGGGAATTGCTTCCCGGTCATGGGTTGACTATACAGCTCATGTAAAACTCGGTGAACACTGCCAAGTGGTGTCTATGTGGTCTTTAGATAAATGCAGGAAATGGCATTGAACACATAGGCTAACAGGGGAACTCTTATTTCAATAAGACAATCCTGTGCCAAGCTCGTAAATGAGCTGATGGGTTTATTTACGCAGAAGGTCAAGAGACTATCGAAAACATCAAATGAGTAATTATTTGAGAAGTTAGTAGAGTACGGGCTGATTAAGGCACAGCCCGGAAGTGCCGAGCATCGTTTATATGATGAAGATATAGTCCGCCCGATACTAGGTCAGACCACTAGTATCGGTTGTGTAGAAGCGGTCTTGCCCCATGGAAAGACGAACATGGCAACTACAAATTCTATGGGCGCTTCAACAAAGGCGTCGTCACCATCAACCTCGTAGATGTCGCTCTTTCAGCTAAGAAGAGTTGTCCTCAGTACCCTCTTGAAGAGTTCTGGAAAATATTCGATGAACGGCTTGAGCTTTGTCGCAGAGCCCTCATATGCAGGTATGAACGTCTCAAGGGAACCGTGTCCGATGTTGCCCCGATTCTCTGGCAGCACGGAGCATTGGCAAGGCTCAAGCCCGGAGAGACAATTGACAGATTCCTGACTGGCGGCTATTCAAGCATCTCGCTTGGGTACGCCGGACTCTGGGAGTGTGTTCTCGCCATCACCGGAAGCAAACTCACCGAGGAGTTCGGCAAGGAGTTCGGCAAAAAAGTGCTCCGGTATATGAACAATAAATGCCGTGAATGGGATTCCGAACTCAACCTCGGATTTTCAATCTACGGAACGCCGCTTGAATCCACGACGTACAAATTTGCCAAGTGCCTGCAGAAGCGATTCGGGGTAATCAAAGGAATAACGGACAAGAACTACATTACCAACAGCTACCACATTCACGTCACCGAACCAGTAGACGCATTCACAAAGCTCTCTGTTGAATCGGAGTTCCAGTCGCTGTCAACAGGCGGAGCGATTTCCTATGTTGAAGTGCCGAACCTCACCAACAATATCGAAGCCGTCCTCGAGATCGTTAAGTTCATATACGACAATATAATGTACGCCGAACTCAACACGAAATCTGATTATTGTCAGGCTTGCGGCTTTGACGGTGAGATTCAGATTGTAGAGGATAATGGCAAACTTGTCTGGGAGTGCCCTAACTGTGGAAACAGAGATGAAAGAAAACTTAACGTGGCGCGGAGAACCTGTGGTAAACATTGAACCAAATTGCCACAGTACAAAACAATTGAAATTCAAGGGACGTCGTCTTTGCTATCATAGCAGAACGATAATCTTGAGCCAAGCCTATCAACATACCTTATCCATAAAAGAAAGGAAGTGAACTTATGAAAGAACACAAGTGTGATATATGCGGGCGCGAGTTATCAAGGAAAATCAAGTATCACGGATACACATTATGCAATAAGCATTACAAGCAATACAAAGGGTATGGCAAATTTCTGGACAATAACCCGCGAACCATACAGGACAGGAACGAGCTACATATCTGTGGCGATGTAACTTACATAGATTTGTATGACAAAAACTGTAATGTTGTTGCACAAGCCACTATAGACACTGAAGATATCGAGAAGGTCAGATATACTAAATGGAAGTTATCTTCTTCGGGATACGCAATGAACACACCTAAATTCAAAGGTGAGAACAAACATTTATCTAGGGCGATTTTAGGAACGACAGAGTTCGTAGACCATATAAACCACAATACCTTAGACAACAGAAAGGCAAATCTAAGGATTGTTACTAAGTCGCAGAACCAGATGAATATCAATTATAAGGGTGTGTGTAAAACGGCAAACGGCAAATATTATGCTCACATTAAAATCAATCAGAAGTTGATAAATCTGGGCGTATATATATTCGAGGAAGAAGCTTGTTTTGCCAGATGGTATGCCGAAACTCTATTGTTTAAAGACTATCGGTATCCGAAAACAAAACCGCTGGTCTTAGCAGATAGAGAGCACGCAATAAAGGAATATGTTGATAGGAAGGTGCAACGACTGTAATAATTGGTGTAGCTCAACCAAAGTAATGGAGAGTACATAAGGAACAGTCTACACCCCTGTATGAAATACTACAGCTTTACCAAAGCAAATATCGGGAAACCGAGGGTAGAAATGGTATATTGGTTCTAATTTCTGGAATCAAGGGCGCACACAAGAGATAAAGGAAAGGGTCATTCATCTGGGAGATGGAACATGAATTACATTAAGATAAGCAAACATGATACTTCAAACGGTGTCGGTGTCAGAGTCGTCCTCTGGGTCTCGGGCTGTTCCCTGCACTGTCCCGGGTGCCACAATCAGGAGGCACAAGACCCGGATACTGGCTGGGAGTTCACTGCCGAATCAATGGCTGAACTTATCGAAGCGCTTGACAAACCTTATATTACAGGACTTACGGTTTCCGGCGGGCACCCGCTGGAGCCGTACAATTGTGATGAGGTTTACCAGATTCTCAGCCGTGTAAGAAGTGTATTACCGGACAAGACCATCTGGCTGTACACAGGCTACAAGTGGGAAGAAGCTCTGCAAATGCACTGCGGCGGCACGTCGCCCGTAGATGTGATTTCTCTCTGCGACGTTGTGGTTGACGGCGCGTATGAAGCGGATAAGCGCAATATTACACTGGCTTGGCGCGGAAGCTCAAATCAGCGGGTGATAAACGCACAGGAATCGTTAAGGCAGAACAGAGCAATTCTGCAGTGTGAATAATCAAGCGGAGAGATACAGCCAGTTGTCTCTCCAAGGAGGTGAATGAATGATTTATATTGAAACCAAGATGACTCATATCCCCAACAAGTGTTCGCGGTGTAAATTTGCGGAGTGGAGCGGGAATGGAGTAACGGCTCGTAAGGTGTGCGGCATACATAAGAGACCGCTTGAAGCTGTATTTGTAAGAGAAAAGCGAAACTACTCATATTTGCGCCCGGAGTGGTGTCCGCTGAAAGAAGTGAAAGGAGAACTGAAATGAAGAAGAACGCACTGTTTGGCGTATTAGTCACGATAGTATCACTGGCTCTGTTATTTTTCTCGCCGATAATCAATTTCGGAATAGCCTATCTCGCGGGGTGGATTCTGCAATTGTTTATTGGAGAAGCGGTCGCAGGAGGTCTGAATGCTCTGTTCAATACAGAGCGGTTCACTGCTGATATGCTTCCTCTGTTCTGCGGAGCTCTGGCGCTTATAGGAAGTGCATTTAAGAGCCACAACATCGACCCGGTTATGGCATGGGAGGAATCAGATAATGAAGACAACGAATGAAAATAATGAACGGTCTCGACCTTTAAAGACCGAACTGGAGTCGGGATACTTAGTAGTACTAAGAGGGAATCCAGCTTTTGCCGGAAACTGTTATTGCACAGTTGTGAGAATGAACGGCGGCATGTATCTGCTAACCCCGATAGGAATGGTTTCTATGAAAGACTATAATCAGTCGCTGAAATATTCGCCTACGGATGGAACAGCAAGAAACGGCACTTTGGATGTAATCGCCGTATATGGTAGGCAGAAGCCGGATGTCAAGAGCTATGAGTTCTCTACTATAGGAAGAACGCTAATTTGGAGGGAAAGTATATGAAGAGTTATGGATTTTTACTCGCACATGGATACAAAATTATGAAGGGATACGTTGACGCCGAAAATCAGGAGGAGGCAAAGCGTAAAGCCATTAACGAGGAGTGGGACGATATCATTGATGAAGATGATACAGACGAGCTCACAGTAGGATACGAAGTCACCGATATCTGGGAAATAGACTAAGGAGGAAGCATGAATAAGTTTGAAAAGGTAAGCTACGCACAGTTCGAAGATGCGGAATGGAATACTCTGAACCACGAGCCGGGAGAATCCTGCTCTCCAGACTATGTGTTCGCATTGCAGAAATTCTATGAAAATCTAAATTTGCCTAAGAGAGCAACGAAAGGCTCTGCGGGATATGATTTCTTTGCTCCGTATAGTTTCGACCTCGAGCCGGGAGAAAGCGTTAAGATAGCAACTGGTATCAGAGTTCAGCTTGACGATGACAAGTTTCTTGCGTTATATCCCCGCAGCGGGTTAGGATTCAAGTTTCGCATCCAGCTTGATAACACCGTGGGAGTCATAGACAGCGACTACTATAACTCGGATAATGAGGGGCATATAATGGCGAAGATAACAAACGACGGTCGCGAAGGCAAAGCAGTACATGTCAAGCAAGGGGAAGCTTTCATGCAGGGTGTGATTACTCAATTCTTTAAAACCGTTGATGATGAGAGCGAGGCTGTGCGCAACGGAGGTTTTGGGAGCACCACGCCTAACGCATAAAACTCAAGATGCTGTGAAAAATAATATTACCATATAATAGGAGGTAATATAATGACCAGTGCACAAGCGCTCGAGCTCAAGAAACTAACATTTCTGGCGTGGACTAATCATCTTTTCTCTAAGGGAATGATAACAGCGGATAAACACCGCCAGATGATATCAGAGATTCAGCAACTCAAGAAGTAAATAAAAAATACCACGAAGATGTCAGTAGATTTACTTGACATCTTCGCTTTGGTATGGTATCATTATCTTGTTAGCAATGCGTCGCAATTTCAAGGAGGCAGAAATGGATATATATAATGTAGCGAACCAAATGAAGTTAGAGCGTAAGACTATCTTTGATTTAAATATCAGAGTGACGTTTTACGCTCGCGTTTCTACTACAAGAGACGAGCAAGAAAATTCCATAGAGAATCAAATTGCGTACTTCACAGAAATGATTAAGGGTAACAAAAACTGGGAATATGTCGAAGGTTATGTTGACCGAATCCGTGGCGAGTCCGCTGAAAATCGTACTGAGTTTATGCAGATGATTAATGACGGGAAGGGTGGCAAATTTGATTTAATTATCACGAAAGAGGTCAGCCGATTTGCTAGAGATACCGTAGACAGTTTGAATTACACCAGGGATTTGCTTCGGTGTGGTGTTGGGGTATTTTTTCAGAATGATAATATCTGTACCGTAGATACAGACAGTGAGTTACGCCTTACCATCATGGCATCAATCGCGGCGGACGAAGTGCGCAAACTCTCTGAAAGAATCCGCTGGGGACACAGAAGGTCGATTGAAAGCGGTAATGTGCTCGGCAATAACAGAATTTTCGGCTACGATTTGTATGATAAGAAGTTGCATATTAATGAAAGAGAAGCGGAGATGGTGAAGCTTATCTTCGAGCTTTATTCTTCCGGGCATTATAGCGTAAGGAAAATTGAACAAAAGCTATATGACGAAGGGTTCCGCGGACGAAACGGGAATAGAATTCATCACAACACGATTTCAGGTATTATACAGAATCCGAAATACAAAGGCTACTTCTGCGGAGGAAAGGTAAAAATAACAGACTTCAGAACGCGCCAGCAGCGATTCCTACCTGAGGAAGAATGGATAATGCATAAAGACCTGACCGGGGAGACCGTCCCAGCCATTGTTTCAGAAGATTTATGGGATAGGTGCAATCAAATTTTCAAAGAAAGAAGTGAGATTGTAAAATCAAAAGAACGGTCGATAAAAGACCGCAGCGTTTTCACTGGTAAAATATGGTGTGCCGTAGATGGAAAGGCATATTGGAGAACTAGCTACTCAAACAGCAAGCAGAAGGGCAAAAGCATTTATCAGTGGATTTGCAGTGAGAAAAAGCGTATTAACGCAAAGGCGTGCCCATCGTTCTCAATTTTGGAATCCGAATTATATCAGATGGTAGGAGAATTCTTCCAGTCCGTCGTACCTAGCATAGAAAGCTACGTCGATAATTTTATCTCAATATATCAAAAAAATGACTCCGCGGCAGTTATAAGAAAACAATTACGAGAAATTGAAGATAAAATTGGTCGCGAAAAATCTAAGAAAGATAAACTGTTTGAACTATATCTGGATGAGATAATCACCAAGAACGAGTTCAAAAAAAGAAATGATGACTCGGATTCACTCATTGCATCGTTGGGAAATAATGCAAGAGAACTGAAACGCGAATCATCATCAGACAAAACGATTGAGACAATTAAGGAAATAACAGCCTATATTAAGGACGTGTATAACCCCGGCGAGCCAATGCCCAAAGAATTAGTAGATGACCTTGTAGAAACAATAATTGACAGAATCGATGTAGAACCCGTCAATGATAATTCCATGAGAGTTTCTATTAAGCTAAGAACCGGCGAAAAGCAGGATTATAAGTATAGCAATTCCGGGCGCAGACTTCGTAATAACGAGATTGGCAACCGTTGCAGTTCGGGCATCATGTCTTTTACCATCTGGCCGCCGATAGAGCCTGCCTGCTTTGCAGTGAGCTCGCCGTTATAGCCATTGGAGTTCAGCGGAACGCCTACCTCGCTGGCTGCCTGCATCTTCATGGAATTGAGTGCGCTCTTGGTCTGCTTATTAGAAGCCATAATCTTGTTCTCCTTTAATAAAACCTTTTTTATTATACGGAACTTCCGCTCCGTATCTTTTACAGGAGCGGAAGCGTTTTCACTTCGCCCTTGCAGTTATATTATTTTCACTGCGGCGTTTTTTATTAAAGGAAATTGTTTCACAAATCTGATGTAA